CATCAGGATCTTGATCGCCGCGATCTTCTTCCTGTGGAATCTCTTCGCCGTCTTCCCCAGTGTCCGTCGATTCTACGGGTGGGTTTTCATCTTCCTCTGGCTGCGGCGGGGTGTCGGTCTCTTCAGCCTTTTGCTGATTCTCCGGTCCGTCCTGCTCTGCCATCATCTGTTTCAAAAGTTCGTCGGCTTCTTGCTCAAGCTTCTCAGGGTCTACCTTCATATCTCACCAATGTTTGCGGGTCCGCTACGGAGTGTCCGCGTTTCGTTTAGAAGACGGGTGTCTCTTACGAGGTCGTCTTCGCGCTCAAAACCGCTTGTGCGGTATCTTCTAGTTCAAGGATGAAGCGCAACTCTGCTGCTCTACCTTGATCAAATTTGTGGTCCGGAACGGTCTCCAACTTGTCCCTGCAAGCCTCCAGCCGCTCCATTAGAAAGATCATCAAGTCCTTCCACTGGGGCTGCGCCGCCAGTTGGATCACCGCCTGCGCCGCTTGCGGCGAGCATCTGCTGCTGTTGTGCTTGCGCTTCAATTTGCAGCTCCTTGTCAGTCTTGATTACTTCGTCTGGATTGATGTCCATACTCTTTGCAATCTCTGTTAGCAACTCTTTACGTTTTGTTATAGCAACATCCATAGGATTACTTATCAAAGACATAAATTGCAGCAAGCGTTGCGAGCGAACTTCGCGCTGAATGAGTGAAGTACTGCCTCGAGCAGTCACATTGAGATCGCCCTTGGCCTTCTCGTTGTCGCTCCACTCCATGTTCCAGTGGTACAAAGACTGAATCAGCGGAATGATCAGGTAGTCGTCGACGTTTTTCAGTGTCGATTTCAGCGCGACGTTGGCGTTACCCATCAGGATGGACATACCAGTAGCTGTCTTGTTGAGCTGTTGCCCTGCATCACCGTGCGTGTATGACGGCAAAGACGTTGTTTCGTCGGCAAACTTACGGAACATCTCAATAATGCTGGTCAATCCATTGGCGTTTGCCACCGGCTGGTTAAAGCGGACGGCAGGAGCGTTGGGATCGCCGCCACTACGCAGGAAGACTTTCCAAGGATGGAGATCGGTTGGATCCTCACCTGCTTCGAGGAAGTCCATGTTGACTTCGACCATTGGGCCAGAGGAGATCGCCATGTTGTCGATGAAGATGCGGGTCGCTGCGTTCATCGTCGACTGCGAGTCGCGCATCATGCGAGGCACGCCTGTACCCCAGAACTGGTGCGGGTTGCGCTCGTATGGGAAGCAGTTGTAAGGAATGCGGCCATCCGGAATCGGGTTCAGCGTGGCGCGGATTACCTTGCCAGCACAGATCCAAATGTTTGCGTCGTAGTCGTCGTCCTCTTCAGAGCCCTCTGGTAGCTCCGCGCCTGCCTCGAGAAGGTCAGTGCCGTTGATCGATCCCCAGTATTCAAGCACTTCGAACCGGTTGTTTGGTCCAGACTGTAGCTTGATGTTGGCGACTTCACGGCGGATGCGCTCGTGGTCTTCTTCAACGTGGTTGCCGCGAGGACTGTCGGAGAGAATCTCCTCAATCGCATCGCTGTCGAAGCCGTCAAGGTCACGCAGGTCGCGGAATTGGCGGCGGGTAAGAACGTGGCGGCGGAACAAACCATGAAGGTCTTCGTTCGATGTCGCGTAAGGATCTGGATATATGTCGAAAATCGATACCGATTCGATGTCAGGCTTGACCTGCTCGACGACAGTAAGAGAGTGCGCCTGCACGCCGTTGACGTAGCTACGCTTCCAGCGCTTGTTGCGCTCGATTCTAACGGTGCCGCCCTTGATGCAGCCGGTGCCGAAGATGCAGGACTCCATGATGGCTTCCTTAATCTTCTGCTCAGCATTGGCTTCGCCAAGTTGATCGCGAACAAGGATGGTCATTTCAGAAGCAGCTAGCTTGGCGCGGCGTCTAACCTCATCACGCACTTGATCCATGAGCTCATCGCGACGCTCATTGATGATATCGAGAACCATTGTCGGCGAAGCTGCACCAGACGCCTGCATAATTTCAGCAGTGGCTTCTTTGGTGATCGCAGCCATCTCGAGCGGATCCAGCTCAGGTATTGCTGTGGGATCGATGCTGTAGAAGTCCTGACCACTCTGGAACAGAAGGTCGACCAGACGAGAAAACGCCGACATCACCTTAGTGCGGGTGAGGCCGACGAATACTTTCGAGCGTGTACCTGTCAGTTTGGCGAGGACGTCGGGGTCATATTCCCCCAAAAATTGGCGGAAACTCGAGAGCCACTCATCCTCAATGTCATTACGGGCGTCTTTGTACTCAGTGAACAAAGATTGCAGACGCGGACCCAGACCCTGAAACTCTTCAAGGTCTTCCTCACGTTTCTCTACTGGTGCGAATTCTCCATTGTCTTCGTCTTCTATCTCGTCTTCGTACATCAATACCCCACGACGCTATCGAACGGCTCGTACCTTGTGGCCGCAATTTTTGACTTGCGGTTACGCGGCATCGAGTTAAGCCCGAATAGAGCTATTGCATATGACATTACTCTGTCATCAAAGCAACCCGACTTAGCATTCGTAATGCCTTTGTCATCAATGACGTAATTACGCAACTCTTTTACAAGTTCTACGTCTGCTATTCCACTATCGCGCTTACGCAAAAGCGCAGCGAGATTATCGATAATCAATGGTTTTGTCTTACTAGACGTATAAAAACCTGCACGCTTAGTCATTCTGTCTGCATACGCATCATCGACTGTGTGTTCAACATAAAGATTAGGGTAACCCAAATCCTGCATGCGGCGGATCGTGGTCAGACCGTGGTTGTTTCGCTCTGGAATAATGTAGGCGCGGTTGAACATCTTGCCCAATGCGGCGAGCTGGTCACCCAATTCGTATGGATCAATGTGCAAGTGCCACGTCGCAACCTGCCTACCAAGCGAATCCAGCACCTGAGCCACTGTGTAGTCTCCATGCGCCAGCCCTTCAGCGACGTCGACGCCGATGCAGTACCGCTCATCTGGATCGATGCGCTTGATCCACTGCTTGTAGGATCCTTTTTCGTGCGGCGTGATGTTGCCATCTTTGAAACTACCCTCCACTTCTGGTGTGTAGCAGTTACGCTCCGCGTCCATGAGGCAGTCTTCTTCAACGAAGCTGCGGCCAGAGAACAGGAACGCTTCCTCTGGCGTGCAGGGATACTCCTGCTTGAATAGATCCAGAGATCCAAGCTCGTCTATCTTCGACCGCCGCCAGTTCAACTTCTCGTTCGAGAGGCTGTATAGCGCAGCGAGCTTTGCTTCATCTGCCGTGACGGCGAAATACGGATCGCACTTCTTCTCGTACTCTGGAAGCCAGAACCACGGGATAAAGATGACGATCCAGTCGCTGTCTCCTCTTAGCGCCTTCATCACCTGTTCGTAGAACCAGCCGCCTGCGCCGTTTGCCGTGGACTCAACGATAACTTCGGAGTTTTCGGCGGGGACAGACTGCAGTAGGCCTGCCACAATCTCGCCACTGTTTGGATAGAATGCTGCCTCAGATGCATGCACGTAGCGGTTTGTCATACCGCGACCAATGTTTGTGGATCGCGCAGTACCAATACGATACTGAGAATTCAGCTTGTCGAACTCAAGCGATGTGGTGGTGCTTGACTTCAGGGCTGGCTTAAAGATTGGGTGAGCCGCGTTGTCGTAGAAGAACTTGACCATGCGGAAGATGGCGGTGGTGGACTCAGCAAGGTGAGAGAGCACGAAGGCGTTGGCGTTCTTGGTCTTGGTGGTCTTCCAGTAAAAGCGGCCTTCCACGTAGGTGGAGATCCCCATCTGGCGACCTTTAATGACCAGAGCTCGAATGCGACCGGTTTCTGCTAGCTGCGTCTCGAGCTTATCGTGCAGGATGAGCTGACCGCGATTGAGCTTGAACGGCTTGATCTCGCTCTTCTTGTCGACAATGCGCAGCACGTTCTTTGCGTACATGGGGAAGTCCCCCATCAGCTTCTTCGCGATTTCCTCTATTTCCACGAACCAACACCTTTAACGATATCCAAGCACCAGTCGACCAACTCATCGTCGTTCATTCTGTGCTTCATGTAATTTACGGCAGAGCAAACAAGCCTTACGTTGTCGGCGGCATAAGGTTTATTTGAATCTATCCGGTCAATGCTGACGTTGGTGCCTGCGCCATCACCGCCGAATGTAAAGACTTTACGGGTAACCGCGCAGCGCCCGTCTTGTTTCTCGAGGAGCTCTAGCAAGTGAGCAAGCGTGAAACAATCTGATGCGCACCCCCCGCCCTTTGCTCTTCGTTTTGCATCTAGATAGCGGTGCTTAAGGTAGGCCTCAACGGAATCATATTTACTGTGACGTCGCGCAGGTGGGCATGACGCGCAGCGAGCAGAGTACCGCCCAGTCATAGGATTCAGGCGGTACTCTGATTGGGGCTTCAAGTGGCCGCAGGAGGTGCAGAGGCGCTGCACCCGTCCACTTTCTTACCTACTTCTTCTTTGCCTTCATGAGCATCTTCATCTTGCCAGCCATTTCTTTGGCTTTGCCTTTGTACTCTTTGACTTCACCCTTGGCGTAAGCGGCTTTACCGCCCTTTTTCTTTTCCATCTTTTCTTCCATCTTGGATTCTTTACCCATGAACGGCATTGGCTTCTTCATTTGATTTCTCCACAAGCGGCCAACATGGCCGTTAATTTAGCTTCGTACCCCTTGCGGAGCTCACGCTCCGCTAGCAGTACCTTTACTCTTTCGAATATTCCAGCGCTTTCTGCGACTGTCGGATAGATCGGAGCGACCGGCTGCTCCTTGATGCAAGGCACAGCCACTGGGATCTTGATTTCAATTGGCGGCTTGGACGCACAGCCAAGCAAGAGCAGGACTGGCAGCAGGGCTAAGGCACGCATTACTGGTACTCCTTCAGTAGCTCGAGGGCCGCAATGCATTCATCGCTGTTGGTCGGCACGGACACGAGGATGCGGGTTGCCTTACCGGCGTGCCACTTCTCCACGACGCGAGCCTCCTTGAGCGCCTTCTCTGCGGCAGCAGCCGATTTTTTTTCAACTACTTTGTATGCTTCGATCTGCGCATTCTGCTTTTCGACATGAGCAGTCAAGTCTGTGTAGCGGATCTTCTGCTTGAGGAGATCATTCTCAAGCCCAGCGTTGGACACCCACAGCCACACGATGACGGCCACAAGAGCGGCGTACCCAAAAAATCGGCGGAAACTCCACGCAACCCTCAAAGCCTCAATCATTTCCCGAACCCTTAATCTTGCCCCATTCCCTCACGGCAAACGCAGCGGCAATGGCGGTAACCAATAGAGACAGCCCAGTCATATCACTGGGAGCCTCACCTTTTGCAAAGAGCATGTACAGCGGAGCGACGACGCCATGCACCGCCATAGTTCCAGCGATCCAGATGCAGGTCATAGGCCTCCACCACTTGCGGATCACGCACAGCGCTACGGCTTCAAAGTCCAGAAGACGTTGCTTCAGGCTCATGCTTCGTTGTCCGACACTGGAGCGTTGGAGGCTACGTGGACAGGACCGCCGGTCACCGGTACGCCCTTCGGCCAGCGGATCGCTACACAGCGGTTCTTGGCAATGCGCATCACGTTGACGGTGTTCTTCTGGTTACCGCCCAGTACACGGTAGTAGAAGCGGTCCTCGCCTACATAGAATCCAACGTGACCGCCACCTTCTCGAGCAAAGACTAGGATTGCGCCTTCACACACATGAGTAGGACGCAGGTTGGAGCCATAATCCTTCCACGCCAGTGCGCGATACCAATGCTGAGGAATGGGATGCCCTGCTTCACGCAGGCAGTGGGCAACGAACGTGCCGCACCAAGGGGTCTCATCATCGCGCCACCAAGCACCAAGCTTAGCGAGCCACGCCTGAATCTTCGTATTGTGTTTCGGTCCAGCGACTTCCTTTAGGCCAATAGACTCACGAGCAGTCTTCATCCACATTACTTTTTCTTTCGTGCAGCTCGCATGTTGTCCACGAGGTTCGGGTATGGGCGACCAGACTTCTTGGCTGCAGCCTTGGCGCTAGCCTTCTGACCGTCAGTCAGTGGCGTAGACTTCTTCTTTGGATTTGGTTTGTCCCATACTTTCTTCATGTCTTCACCTCAGTAGTGATATTCGTCCACGTCTCCATAGCGCGTGAAGTCATGATTTTCCACAGCAAAGAATTCCCCCGACGCCTTGAAGTCCGGCGTAAGGACTTCCTTTGGCGTCAGCGAGATGTCGTAAAGGCGCATACGATTATTGGGATAGGCACAGAACTGTCCGTTCTCGAGCGCGAGGATATTCATCGCCTTGTGCTCAGACGGGATCTCAGAGGTGCCGCAGTCGGCCACATCGTTGTCTGGGTGGTAGTTGTCTAGCGTGAAGAGATACTCCGCCCTGACTGTGTCCCCGCTACGCAGACGCGCCTCGTACTGCATGCTGGCGATAAACTGTTTGCAGATCGCCACCACGCCATAGTCCATGCAGTTCCAAAACTGGAGATCCGACAGCGGGTAATCTGGCGTAGGAGTTTCGGGCCGCGACACAAAGGCCGAGATCGGCAGCTTGTCGAAGAAGGCACCGTACTCTGGAAGGTACGTTTCAAAATAGAGGGCGCGGCCAGAGATTGACTTAGCCGTCACCCACACGCCTTTGACAAACTCTCCATGACCGTCCTGCATGTCGCGCAGATATTCCTTGCGCACCCACACAGCTTGAGAGGGGACGTTGACTAGTAGCGTGCTCACCACTTCACCTTGTCAGCCCAATAAGCCGCCGACATGTTTCCTTTATCGATGTTCTTCGCGTGGCGAGCCTTGAAGGCTGCATTGCGCTTGGAGCCGTCCGGAGATCCCTTCACGCCTTGCTGGCCGAAGCGGATCGTCTTTACCTTGTCGCCAGACTTGGCAACGACCACATGAGACTTAGTTGGATGAGAGGGAGTCGCCTTGGGCTTGTTGTAGCCAGACACACCTGCCTTCTCGAGACGTGGATCTTTCTTACTCACTGAATTCCCCTTCTACTGCCATCGCTCCTTTATGGCCTGTGACTCATTCAGCACCCGCTCAAGAGGATACTTCGGCTTCCTCTCCTTGCGAGCCTTCTTCTTTATCTTTCGATCCATGCCACTACGCACCCAAGACGGATGAGGAAGGCTCCCTCGTACACCTCAAAGCCGAAGCTGAAGACGTTGAAGGACAGGCAGAGGTTAAAGCTGGATGAACCACTGCCGATTGATAGACCTGTAAGCTTTTCACGCATGCAGCGTAACTACTGACATTGTGAGGCATAGGCAACAGTCAATCATTCTTCGCATAATTCTTATGGGGTAAACATGATTTGTTTATTTTTATTTTTTTGGGTTGGGTTCCTAAAAAGACCCCCCCGTCTGTTATGGATGGGGTTGGGGAGTAGGGGTACGAAACATAGAGCTACACAGTGAGATAGGTCTTATGGTACCGCGCAGGTCGGGCCGGTCCCGCTGCACCACGTCCCCCCCCCTCCCCCCCCACCCCTATGCATAGGCAGGCAGCACAGAGGGCATGCCACCCACAGATCGCAGCCGTTTTCGCTGGGAAAAAGCCCAAGGCCTACGCAAAAACCAAAGGCTCAGAAAAAAACCCAAGAAAAACAGAGGGCAAACGACGACAACCTAGTCAGGGTCGTGGTCGTATGCTCACCTATTGCAGCGTGTCGCTGTCGTCTTCGTCGGTCATGTCTAGGTTTGCGAGGAAGTCGCCGCCATTGATGGTCTCGATCTGTTTCTTCTCTGGTGCAAAGATACCTTCGACCTTGCCCAGTAGCTCGAGAGCACGGATGCGAGCGGCTGCAGGGCTGTCATCGTCCTTGGCCTCAGCCATGAGCTTGGAGACGATCCAATCGGCATCGAGAGAGAGCCTCTCCTTCTGCTCTGTCAGCGTTGGCTTCAGCCTCTTCTGTATCTTCTCCATCTTGAGCAGGTCACAGGCGGTCACTCGCGAACCTTTTGGTGCATAACCTGCTGTGATGGCTGCTTGCGATCCGTTGCCACCATTGGCGATGTAGGCGTGGATAAACGCCTGTTGCTTTGGCGTGATGTAGTCAGGGTTCTGGCTAGCCATGATCCGTGCCTTACCCTCTGGGCTGAGCTCTTTCTCTTTAGTCATTCTCTTGATCCTCATTGCAGTCTGTCTGCTGTCTCTCCCTATACAGTCTTACCCCTCTATTGGAAAGAACAGTACGGGATCGCCGCCCTCTGGGTTTTTCCGCCGATTTTTTGGGGATGGCTTGACGCCTTCATCTCCCCTGATTATTGGCGGCTCGTTCACTACACAAAGGAGGCATGAACATGTACACGCGAAACGACCCGATCATCGATAAGGTCTCATCCAATCTGTACCTTGTCGATATCAACGAGAAGTCTTTTGAGCTGGGGCGCTGGGTTTACGAACACAAGCGTGGATCGATCTGGAAAGCTTACGAAGTGACTGAAGACGGAGTCCGGTTCATCGAGACGTTCACCACCATGAAGGACGCTATGAGAGTCATGAAGGCTATGTCTTAGTCTCTCCCCTACTACTGGGAGATAACAGGGGGTCGGCATCGCTGGCCCCTTTTGTTTTTCCGCCGAATTTTTGGGGATGGCGAAGGTGGCAGGATTCGAACCTGCGCTCGCGGTTTTGGAGACCGCTGCTTTAGGCCAGCTAAGCTACACCAACACAGTGACCCCGCTAGTGTGCTTCACTACTCAGTCGATCAGGCTTTTCACATCGAGAGGCCAGCGGGGTCTATCTCTCCCCTTTACCTTCTATCGCCTACATGATCAACAGATGACGGGATCGCGGCCCCTTGGATTTTTCCGCCGAAATTTTAGGCGAAGTTGATAAGGGCCAAGCCCACTGTCACCGCTAACCAGATGAAGCGCTCAGCCATCTTGATCGCACCAGATTGGTTAGTCGCTGTCTTCTCGAGCGCACGCAGCCGCCCTTCGTGATCGTCGATAGTGTCCCTATGTCCGTTCAGCCGTTCATCCACCCGCGACAGAAGCTTCAACGCATCTGCAATGGATCTCATCTCGTCTTCGATCCGCCCAAGGCGGTGGTCAATGGCTGGCAAATCCACAACAGGTCTCACTGGTTAATCACTGCCATCTCCATATCATCGAGTGACGTTGTACGCGAGTGCAAACAAAGTTTTATCGAAACTTTTTCAATACTTTATGGACGATGCATCGAGTAAATGCATTTTTATGTACGAATGTGGGTTGACGCATCAAATAACCCTCGTCTATTAACTAGGACATCGAGACACTGCCGCCGCGAGGCTCCCACCGTCTCCGTTCTTTGACATCGTGAAACGCATGAGACCTACGGGGGCTTCTGTCCCCGCTAGGATCATCACACCGCAGTCCGCTGCCGTCTGGTGATTTTAGCAAGGAGAAAGTACATGACTAACCAACAAACATTCCAAGACGCTGTAGTGCCTTACATCACGCTCGAAAACGCTCTGACCTACGACGATCAGATGGATAAATGGCTGTGGGTAGTGGACAACATCATTGATCCGCTTGAGCTCAAAACAACGGACGCAAGGGTCAACTGGATCGAGGATCGGTTCGTTGAGCTGATCGAGGCCAACATTGAAAAGTGGGCCGTCTTCCATCTCAATCAGGCGCACGCCGCTGGCTTCAACTACTGACTTTACCGGACGGCGGGTTGCTCCGCCGCGAGGATGAATTCAGCAAAGGAGAAAAACATGGCATATCTCAGCACCTACGCCGCCTTCGTTCGCTACGGCAACGATGAGCCCGAACAGCGCTGGACTGGCCTCACCAAAGGACAGGCCAAGTGGCGCTATCACTGGATACAGCGCAACTACTACAGCCGCTTTAAGAGCTTCCGCGAATATGGATGGGAGCGTGAGTGGCAAGCCTAACACCACCAGACGGCGGAGCGATCCGCCGCGAGGATGGCGCTAGTGCCAAACATGGAAGGAAAACTAAGTGACTATTGCACCAACCCGCTGGACACCAACCCGCTGGATCGTTGTCGAGCAAGCCGGATATGTCGGCGAACAGGATGTTCACACCGCCAAGAACGTGCATGCAGCCTACGCTTGGATACACGCCAACTACACCGACGAAGAAGTCGATGATCTGCGTATCGATATCTGCTGGGAAAACGCCGACGGCGAACGCTCATATGAACACTAACACCACCAGACGGCGGAGCGATCCGCCGCGAGGATGGCGCTAGTGCCAAATACGAAAGGAATGTTTATGTCTTTGAATTGGGATGTCTCGAAGATCGAGAACAACAAGGAAGTCTGCTTCACAGGTGAGGGCGACAACCGCTGCCTCGCCCCCGTCACCAACACGTTGATCTGGTACACGCTGGCCGTCGATATCGGCGACATCAGTGAGAAAACAGTCGATGAGTTCTACATCCGCATGAACCTGCTCGACAGGCTCAACACTGGCCCCATGCACTGGGAGGCCGCTGGTTACCGCTCGATCACTCTCGAGGAGCTGCGCCAGCACATAGGCCTACACACGAACGTGGGGCGCGGTGAGACACGCAACAAATGGTTCAAGCACAAGATCGACGGCGTTGTCCGCGATCTCGAGTATGACCTGCGCAAGCAAGTCGCATAGTCGAAACCCCTTCGGGGGTCTGGTACGGACTGACCGCCTGCCACTGATGAGACTGGTCGAATGGAGATCAACATGAAGGAAGCATTTAAATCATTTGTCGCTGGCTTGGTCGTACTGATCATTGCCAGCCTCATCATCGTCCAGCCCCGCTACATTGGCTACGGCTGCAAGAACGCAGATGTTCCGCTGTTCGCTAAGTACGAAAGCGACTTCCCCGCATGCGAGCGGATCGAACCAATCTTTTAAGGGAGAGTACCAATGTCACAAGTTACCGATCTTGAGCGCTTCGCCACCAAGGGCGAGGCCGCAGTAGTAAAACGTCTAGTCCGCATCGTCCTCGAGCGCGGGTACATGGTCAGCATCAATGACGGCGAAGAGTGGACCGTTACCCTGAGCACTGACCGCAAAGAAATCCTCCCAGCCCTCGCAACCACTGGTGAGGACATCATCCGCCTTTACAAGGACGGCGAACGGGCTGGATCGATCTGGCTGGTCTACGGCAACGCTGAGGACGGCAGTGAGCTGATCGCGGATCACAGTGACAACGATGCATGCCACAGCATCTGCTGGGAGCTGTACCCCGACTGACTTCCCCAGACTGCGGTTCTTCGGAGCCGCAGCGAGGATGAATTCAGCAAGGAGAAAGTAAATGACCGAAGAAAAACTGGATGACTACACCGCCGTCATGATCTGTGAAGGCGTCGAAGATGCGGACTATGACCGCACCGTCGAAGCTTGGCAGTACCTGCATGACACTGGCCTTGCCTACCGCCTCCAAGGTTGGTTTGGCCGCACAGCTCAGTCGCTGATCGATCAAGGGATCATTGGCTAGCAGTCGAAACGCCTTCGGGCGTCTGGCGGGGTTGCCTCCCGTCACTGATGAGACAGGCAAAGGAGAATGAATATGGAAGATGACGATTATGTGGAGCTTGTTGGCCTGATTGGCAAATACGGCATTCACGAAGTCCTGAATGCTGTAGCTAGCAGTCAAGAGCAATACTTCGAAGAGACGCAGGCTGATCTATTGGCCGCATTGGAATTGGCTAGGGATCATCTTGAGGTCTGCAACCATGAGGGCGAGGAAGACGAAGCCTTGGCGCAGATAAACGCAACAATCAACAATGCGATAGGAAAAGCCAAATGAGGAGGTACATAAAGATAAGTCTGGACGATGATAATGGCGATGCAAATCTCACCCCATCGTCAAAGGCCGCCATCGAGGAAATGACTGGCAGGGGAGACCTGTTGGACTATGACCAGTTGAGCGATATGTTTCACATATTTCGCGAGGCCTTTGAGCAAGTGCATGGCGCTTACTACCCAAATGACAGGATAAAGATACGTGTCCAAAGGACAGCCAGCCTATGCAGTGGCGCGTGATCCTGATGGCGGATGGCAAGAGCGCTGTCCGCCACGTCAAAGCCAACAGCGCAGCCCTCGCGAGATGGAACGCTGTCGGCGACTACAAACTAGAGACGGGACTAGATGCCACGGTGGCTCACATCGTGCGTACCAACCGTTAATGTATTTATATGCTTGACGCATAAAACCAGCGTCACTAGGAGCATTTATAGAAAGGATTCGATTATGAAACAGGACGTTTACGAGACGGTCACCAACAAGGTGCTCGAGATGATGGAGACACATGGCGCGAACTGGATCAACCCGTTCGCTCGCAAGGGCAAAGCCCTCCAGCCACACAACATCATAAGCAAGAAGCCATACCGTGGCATCAACCACCTCATGCTGTTGTGGTCACCATACGAAACGTCTGCTTGGGGAACCTTCAAGCAGTGGAACGAGCAAGGCTGCAAAGTCCGCAAGGGTGAGAAGTCCACTCCCATCATTTTCTGGCAGTTTATCGAGAAGGAAGATGACAAGGGCCAGAAGGTAACCATCCCTTTCCTTCGTCAGTACTATGCATTCAACGTGGCTCAGGTAGAGGGTGACTTTGCTGAGCGTCTGTTGACCTGTACAGATAATGGTACAGGTGCAGAAGATATCGCGGCTGCTGAGGATTTTTTCCGCCAAATCCCCGCGGATGTACATCACACGCCAACTGGTCGTGCGTACTACAACCCCATGAACGACTTCATCAGCATGCCAAGCAAGGATGTCTTTGAAGACACGCCGACAAGCACCGCGACTGAGAGCTACTACAGCACACTGTCGCATGAGCTGACGCACTGGACGGGTCACACGTCACGTCTGGATCGCCTCACCAAGTCGCGCTTCGGTGACGAAAGCTACGCACGGGAAGAGCTGGTCGCTGAGATCGGAGCCGCACTGCTGTGCGCTCACCTCGAGATCAGTTCCTCGCCTCGCCCAGATCACGCCCAGTACCTCAACGGATGGATGAAGGCGCTGTCAGATCACAAGAAGGAATTCGTATCAGCAGCAGCGGCTGCATCTAAAGCAGTCGATTTCGTAATTGAAGCAGCAGGAAAGGAAGCCTAATGATTACCAGCAAAGCACCGCGCAAAAGCAAGTTGCGCATCTCTTCGGACAGTGTCTGGCCCCTACGCAGTGCAACGGGGCGGACGTTTGCTGAGGAACGGAAAAACAGCACAGGGGGAAAGACTGTGACATTGAATGACCACGTAGCATCCGCCATCAAATCATTGGAGGCGGCGAACGAGATCAGAGCAGCCCATGCGTCTCTGCCCTACAGCCAGCAGCCACAGGTTCATGACGAACTACTGATCCAATTGCTGGAGGCAATGATTGCCTTCGACGAAGAGCCACAGGGAACCATAGAGGAGCTGACCCGCGAGGATGAGCAGTTCATGACCCGCTTCCCTCTACCAGACGATGCTGAGTGGGATTACGCCGTTGCCATAGGTGCAGTATGAGCGACTACCTCAAGCTACTAGCCAAGTATGTGCCGCCAATGCCTGAACAGCATTTGTTGAAGCTCAATAGTGAGCAGCTACGTGCATATGAGAAGTCCCGCAACAAGCTCTCAGAGGAGAAGAACAAATGATTAAGACCCAACACTGCCCCAACTGCGAAACCCAAGCGGCAGAGATCGAACGGCTGCGGGTCGAAGCAGAGGCGCAGTTCGACCGTGGCTATTACGATGGCTGCACACATCCGATTGTGCAACACGATGCGCTGCGTGAGGCTTTGGCGGACTTGCTTCATGCAGTTTGCAGTGAGAAAGGTTTCGCTCAAGCTGTGCGGCGGGATAGCGGACGGATATATCCGTGGCCTGCCCTTGATCTGGCAGAAGCAAAGGCACTCAAAGCATTGGAGCAAAGCAAATGACTGACGACAAATTCCACAAACTTGCATTAAGTGAAAGTTTCGAGCGCGTTGCAAAGGTGGCTGAAGAACGCGCTGCTTTTGCCGCTGGCGTTGAAGCCGCTGCCAAGCCTGACCCACTGGTCGATATTGTGGAGTGGTTAGGCGGCGAATGGACGCCGGAAGAGTATGCGGAAGAAATCCGCGCCGCACTGGACGCCCGTGGCTTTGAGATAAGGGAAAAGAACGATGGCTGACCGAACAGAAGCAATGGACAGACTGATTGCACAGGATGCGGACTTAATAGACCCAGCAGCCGAATGGCAAGCAGGATATGACGCTGGCGTTGAAGCAGCGGCCAAGGCGCTGGAGGATGGCGCTAAGCTATGTGATTGCTTCGCATTTGGGGAAGACGAGTGCGGTTGTGGCGCATGGAATGATTATAAGGACATATCGTCAGCAAGGGCTATTGAGATCGTCCGTGCGTTACAGGAGAAAGGCCAATGATCCGCCGCATAATAGATTGGGCCATAGACCGGATGTTCAAAAACGATAAGGATTGGGACCAGTGACCCTACGCCAGTTCCTGATGGACAACTTCGGCTGGGACATTTACGAATGGACTCCAGACGAAATTAGATTTTAGAAATACCCCACCTCAACTCCTTTCAATCTCGACAACTACGGCGGGATCGACGGCTAGACAGCGGAAGTATCAAACACCTTTGAGGAACGGGGATCGGACATAAAGTAAGGTGTGAATGTCTAGCAACGTAGAATTTTTCGCTCTGCGGCGAACAGAAAAATAACAGCCGCAACACGCTCAAAACACACAACTAATTTTTTCGACTGATGCTTA